TCTAGGTAGAGTGCCATAATCTCAGGTGTGCTTGGCAACTTAGCCATGGTCTTCATAAGGTCGGGCCATGACTCTGGCAACGGCTCTAGCGACAACTCTCGGATAGGCTCAACGACTACATCGCCGTATTGCATCTCAAGTTCCTCAAGCGAGTAGATTTGACCAGTAGCCGTAGCGGTCACTGGGTCCTCTTTGCCAGGCTTCAGGTTCATGGTGTTAGGAATACGCAAGAGCTTGGTTGTGTTCCAGCCAGAGGTGTCACAGCCCTGATGTGAGTGGGCGTAGGCAATCTTCTTGGCAAGCAAAGCTGCAACCTGTGGGTCAGCCTCGGCATCAAGCATCCAGTAGGTGTGCCAGTGCCCCTCTGATGTCTGCACAGAGATAGACGGCTCAACCAAGAAGTTATCTGGGTGGCAGGTGTCAGCATCTGCATAGATTACGTGGACAGCCTTGGCGTTCTCCTTAATTCTGCGCTGGCTGTTGAACAGGATGGGCGAGTAGTAAACATCCTCCTTTGAGTGCTCGGTTGCAAATGCAACCATCGCATCTTTCTGTTCTGGGTATTCAAAAAACTTCTGGTCGGTAAGTTCACCGCCAGAACCCTTGGTTACGATTGTTGCGTAACCGCTTGACTCTCCGTATACGGCTTCTAAGAAATCCGCTGTCTTCATGTATCCTCCTTTGTAATAGTTACTCTCTCGCTGACCGAGCAGGGGTCGAACCTGCGACATTTCGATTAACAGTCGAACGCTCTGCCTACTGAGCTATCGGTCAATGGTGTTACTCGTGCCACCTTGCAGAATCGAACTGCATCACACGCACAAAGGAGGAGAGAGAAAAGCGTGGAACCCAGTGGTGGCTTGTGGGTTAGTTTTAAGTCATAACCCAGGACTGCCCATTTAGGACTATACCCAGACATCATCAACTGGCTTTGCGCCAATTGCCTCTAGTGCCGATGCTGCCGAGTTGGTTGCCTTGTCGAAGCCTGCAACCTCATTGCGTGGCTGACCGTTCTGGTCTGCGCCAACCTTGACACGAACGCCGATTGGCTTTCCAGCCAAGTCTGCAGCTTCAGGAACAGTAAAGTCCCCTGCCTTCATGTCAATGCCTAGAGCCGAGAAGAAACTCTTGGTCTTCCAGAAGTCATTAGCCACGTAAAGTGGAACATAACTAAAGACTCGGCGGTTCTCCACCTTGTCACCAGTAAGACGGAACTGGATGTTGAAACGTGGCTTACCTTCGTTAGGACCAGACTTTACAGCCTCAGCCTTTACATCGAAGATGGTGGCGTTGTAGCTGCCCTCTGGAACTGGCTCGTATGAGCCACCCTTATCCGCTAGTGCGTCAGCGGTAATGCCTGTAATCTTGATAGATGACATGTATTACTTACCTCCTTGATTGATGATATCAATGATTTGTTTCATTGATGGGTTGTAGATTTTGCCTGGCAAACCAAAACGGTTCTTGGTTACTAGGCGGTCAGACTGACCAACGATAAGCACACGCTGTGGTTTGCCCTCTTCAGTCAGTTCGATTGTCATGTAGCCCACGATGTCTGGGATACCTGGCAAGGTTGCCTTGAACGAACCTGGAAGCATAGCGGTGGTCTTTACTGCACCTGTGCTGTCATCCTTGTCATCCAATGCGTGAGCAATTAGGATGCTCACAAATGGTGCGGTGTGGAACGTGCGGAAGATTTCATTCGCCCAGTTCTTTAGGTCGCCCCACTTGCCGAACTTGTTGTTCTGGTTCTCTGGCTTCTCACCAAAGAACTTCTCAGCTCGGTCCATAACGACACCAATGGTGTCAATGATTACGGTCTGGTATTTGTGCTGACCAGCAATCAGCCAGTCGTAGACTGCCTGGAACTGCTCGTGGTTGTTGACCGCAATAACATCTACATCCTTGAAGTCACGAGCGATTGCAGATGAACCACCCTCGGCATCAATGAGTAGAACTGGACCGAAATCAGCAACTTCTGAAATCGAAGCTGCAAGCCAGGTCTTGCCACGACCTGCATCACCATAGAACAACATGCTCTTTGGTCGGTTCATTACTTCAGCCTTGTGAATGAGCTTTAGGAATGATGGTTCTGGGAATGCGTTAGCCACTGGCTTCGCTTCCTTTGCTTCTTTTACTTCCTTTGAATCAGTCATAAAATCCTCCTTAAGATTTGTGAGACCAACATTATAACACACATTTGATTATTGTAGTCAAATGCGTTGGGAGTGTCGCTATATTCCTATAGAACACTTGAAGCACTCTGGGTGGTTCTCAAAGTCTTCTGGCTTCGCACCGTTCTCCAGTGCCTGCCATAGACTTACAAACCTGTCCCACAATGCAACAGCGAATGTTTCATCATACTTCACAGGTAGGACATAGAAGTCATTGTCGTATGTCCCATCCCTGTTTATAAATACCAGAGCAACATCCTCAATCACAGTGCCTGCTTGGTTTAGACCCCATGCATACAAGTTTGCCTGCCCTAGATACTTCTTTACGGTATATTCAGAAGCTGCATCCTGCTTTATGCCACCAACATAATCCTGAATTGCCTTTACCTTTTTACGAGTGGTTGTCTTCCAGTCTACCAGTAGCCGATAATCAGCCAGAACCAAATCTGGCTTACTAGAAACAACCCCATAGCCTGGAACATCGCCAAGTATGATTTTCTGCTCAACAACAGCATTAGCGAAAACCACGTCATTGCTAGTGCTAATAGCAGATTCAATAAACCCATGAATAGATGTGCCAATCTTTCCTCCTAGCCAATACTTCACTGGTGGCTCTTGCGTTCGCACAAGGGCATGAGCTAGATGACGAGTGCAAGGGTCAGAGATTTGTGATGCTCCAACCTTGTGCTGCTTGTCTCGGTCAGACTCCTGAAGAAACAAACCAATGGTTGCTTCCTTGATTTGATTAGCGGTCAAACTCATCGAACAAAACTCCTTCATCTTCATCGAAATGTAGCCCTCCCCAGATGCCGACATTTACTTTGCCAGCTACTGCGTATTCGTAGCATTCCTTTATTAGTGGACAATTGTAGCACATTTCCTCCGCCTTGTCAACCGAAACTTCGATTGATTTATCTGCGTAATACTCTGGCTTGTCCTCACAATTTACTGTGAACCTGGTTAGACCATCCTGCAACTTCGCCCACTTCACCGCAGCTTCAGGGGTCATCTGCATTGAGTCTAGGAAATCGAATGATGGTTGCTTGTCTTTCTTCAGACGAGCCACGCCACCGTTCTTATCCTTGTTTCTCTGATACTTCTCTCTTGCGTATTGCTTCCTACATTCACGACACACCCTCGCATTATCGTAGGCACGAGTAAATGTATTCTCCTCCGTAAACTCGTGCCCCTTAGAGCAGTGTGTCCCTCTAGGCTTCCTCTTGAACTTGTAGTCCACCATCAGCCATCAACTCCTCAATTGGGTCATACACAATCCGATGAACCTGGTTAGCCAAATCAACTGGTTCAAGCTCTTGGTCGCTTTCTAGTAGGTCTTTCAAGAGGTCAATTCTAACACGAGCCTCCGACATTATTACATCATTAGCCCACTCTACTGGACTCCAAGTTGGCGGATAAAGCTCTTTGCTTCTCTTCCAATCTAGGTAGTCCTCAATCATCTTAGTGCTGTCCATCGTTCTCCTGTGGCTGCGGTGGGGTTGGGTAGTTCTCTTCTAGCCACTGCTCATTCATTCTTACCATATTTTCCTCCTTTGATATCTTCTACTAGCTCTGCGTTTTTATAGCAGACAATGTGTTCGCAGCTTCCTGCCTTGTTGTTGAAACAAATCCTATCAGATATCATCTTGATAATGACTGCTCTCTCAGCGATACGCCCATTATCATACCACAGGCTCTCGCTGGTTGGGAACATATCCGCAACGTGTTTCTCCAGTTCTTCCATCATTTGTTCTCTCCCTTGATAATCCGCTCCATTTCATTACGTTTTTCTTCCCAAGCGATACCCTCACGATAAGCCTCATCTACTTGCTCAATAAGCCAATCAATGATGTTTTCTAGATGTCCTTTATCTGTGTGGGCTGTGAGATTAGAGCCAAACTCTTTGTATAGTTCTAACCATTTCTCTGCATCAGTTGGAGCGTTATTGTCGAAGTCGTTGATACTCACTTGTTCTCTCCCTTGATAAGAGCGATAAGGTCATCCAAATCAACAACGATTTCGCTGTTTCCTGCTTCTTCCAGCAGTTCGATAATGCGTTCACGCTCCTTATCACGCCCATCCATCAATCCAGCATCATACATTAGTTCTTCTTCTTCGGTTCTCAATCTTGTGTATGGACTACTCATTTGTTCCTCCTCTTAGTGTTGCGTTCATATCTAGTTGCTTCTGGACAAGGTTTGAAATCTGCCCCTCGTCATAAGTATCACGAGCCACAATGTCATAGACCTTGACAATCTCCTTTTGCCCTCGTCTGCGTATGCGGTCAAGAACCTGCTGGTTCATCAGGTTGCTATCGCTGTGAGATAGCCAGACCACAGTGGAACATACATCCTGTAATCCATCTACACCCTCAGCAATCGCTGGGATAACTGCCACGATATACTTCAGTTCGCCCTTGAGAAACTTCTGCTTCGCAGCTTCTCGCTGTGCCTGGTTAGCCTGACCACTCCACTCAAAAGCCTTATCGCCTAATCGTGTTGCCACAAGTTTAGCATACTTCTGGCTGTCTGTCAATAGCAACATAGCATCATTTGGATTGTCTTCGATAATCTCCTGAAGAGCGTTCAGCTTGGTTGATACCGCATTGTCAGCAAAGACCACCTCGTCATCCTCGGTCAGCGTTGGCACAGCCAGAGTGATTTGCCTTAGGCGAATGCGAGCTGCGATAGGCACTTCTGCTACCATAGGATTTCCCTCCAACCAGACAACTAAATCTTTCTCAAACTTATCGTATATCTTCCGCTGTGCTGGTGTCAAATCAACATAACGAGTTTCTTCAATTACCTCTAGATTATGATTAGGCTCTAGCCTAACATAGCAAGGTAGGCTCTTCACGAACTCACCAGGGTTCTTCTCACCCACAATTGAATACTTTGTGAATGGTGAATACTCTAGTTCGCACCAATCATAGACCCAAGCCCAGTAAGACTTAGGTATCTTATCAGCCCATAGCCAGCGAGTAATAGCCCAGAACCCCTCAAAGTTATTCCCTGCTGGTGTTCCCGACATAGACAAGCGGAACTTTGGGTTCAATGTCTTCAGCACCTTGAATGACTTGCTGTTCCTATTCTGTGCGAAATGGCACTCGTCAATTACAACCATATCTGGCTTTATCTTTGCCCATTCCTTAGTCCTGAAGTATTCACGCCCGATAAAATACCAGCCCTCAACCCCATCAGCCAAATCGGCAAGTGCTTTCTTGCCAGCAAGGGCAGAGGTTATTTTGTGAAGAGCGTTAGCTTTGTATTCGGTCTGTCGCATAATCGTG